CCACAAACCCGAACAAGTGTTCCAGATGTGCAGCCGGGAAGTTTGCCTGAACAACAAATGATACCGGGACAGCAACCTAGTCTACGAGAAAGAGCCGCCCAAAACCCTGCGGTGGCGGCTACTTTACTTGGCGGTTTGGGAAGCGCAGGGCTGCTTTAGTCTTCAAGTTCCATGACAGTAGATGCAGAACCAATGCCGCCTGTACTGGCAGGTCTATAACCACGCTTGGCGTTCTGTATCTGTAGGTAAGCAACGTCGATCAGCCTTGAAAGCTGACGCCCCAATGGTCTGTCCTCTTGCGCTGCAACATATTTCAATTTATCGTATGCCTCTGTTGTAAGGCCAACAGACTTGTATTCTTTTGGATTTGGCATAAAGGTTCCTTTCCCAAACATGGCGTCACAAAGACCATATAATCCCAGAAGATTTGGGTCAAGGCCCAAGTACGGTAATAAGAAGGTTGTGGTTCACAACATCAAGTTCGATTCAAAGTGGGAATCAGAACGCTATTTATATCTACACGCGCTAGAACGGGCTGGCACGGTCAGGAACTTAGAACTGCAAGTCAGGTTCAATTTGATCGTTAATGACCAGAAGATATGTGCCTATGTTGCCGACTTTAGATACGAACGCGAGAACAAAGATGGCGTGTGGGAACAAATTGTTGAAGACGCAAAAGGCGTGGAAACCCCTGAATTTAAACTAAAAAAGAAGCTGATGAAGGCTTGTTTAGGCATTGAAATATATTTAACCAAAAAAAATAGTTGACACGTATGCCAGCACTTGCTAGGTATTGGGAACTTGTAGCAAAGAAGGAATATACGCATGAACAGTATGGAACTGTTTGAGCGGCGCGACGAACTCAAGTCAGTAATCACTGACCTTCGTGCCGAACTCAAAAACGTAGACGATCAACTATCAGATTTATTTCTGCCATTGGCGCGTGATGCGCTACGGGCAGACGGTAAAGACTTTGGTACGGCACACATTGTCGAGGGCAATGTGGCTATGAAAGTCAACGTTGGTAAAAAGGTCACTTGGGATCAAGACGTACTGCGTGACACATTCAACAGCATGACGCCTGAGAATGCACAGCACTACGCAAAGCTGACCTACGCTGTGGAAGAGCGCAAGTACACAACCGCTCCACCCGCAATTAAAGCAACACTAGAAGCCGCCCGTACTACAGAAGTCGGACGCTTTACAGTAGAAGTCGAGGACAAGTAATGGGTTTTCAAATTATCACAGCCGATCAACGGTTATCTGAAAAGAAAGGTCACAAGATTGTGATCTGTGGTCAAAGCGGTGTGGGTAAAACCACACTCGCTAGAACTCTGGGTGAACGCACACTGTTCGTTGATTTAGAAGCTGGTGACTCAGCTATCGAAGGGCATCCCATTGATGTGATGCGTCCGCAGTCATGGCCTGAGTGTCGTGATCTTGCATGCTATCTTGGTGGGCCAAACCCATCACTGGCAGAGGATCAGCCATACAGCCAAGCACACTATGACTTTCTGTGTGCAGAAGAGGGTGATCCTACTGCGCTAGTAGCAAAGTATGACACGCTGTTTGTGGACTCAATTACAGTAGCAGGACGCCTGTGCTTTTCATGGTGCCAGCAACAGCCAGAGTCGCGGTCTGACCGCACAGGCAAACTGGATACACGCGCAGCATATGGCTTGCATGGTCGTGAAATGATGCAGTGGCTAACTCACTTGCAGCACATACGCGAAAAGAATGTGATCTTTGTTGGCATCTTGGATGAAACCACAGATGACTACAGCCGCAAGCAATATAACTTGCAGATCGAAGGCAGCAAGACAGGGCGCGAATTGCCCGGAATTGTTGATGAAGTAATTACAATGGCTATTCTAACAGGTGAAAATGGGCCGTACCGCGCATTTATCTGTCAGCCATTGAATGAATGGGGCTATCCTGCCAAGGATAGGTCTGGTCGATTGGCTACACTTGAAGAACCACACTTGGGTAAACTTATCGACAAAATGAGTTCACAACTTTCAGCAAATGGGAAACCGTTGGATTTTGTAAAACCAGAAACGCAGCAAAGCGAAGGAAATAAAAATGTTTAATCTTAATGAAACACCAGCAGATGATGGCGGCAACCGTGAGTTTTCGCTCATTCCAAACGGCGCAATCAGTCGTGCAGTTATCGTTGTTAAAAGCGGCGATATTGAACTGCCTGAGTTTGGTCAGGGCCAGTGGTTCAAGCAATCACAAAGTTCCGCTGCAAAGTGGATGGAACTAGAATTTACCTGCATCGGCGGTGAGTTCGACAGACGTAAGTTCTGGTCTAAAATCTTTGTTGATGGCAACAAAATGGGCAAGAGCGGTATGCCGTTGGCTAAAGAAATTGGTCTGCGAACACTGCGTCAGATTGTGGAAAGTGCAAACAATCTAAAGGCCAGCGATATGTCGGACGAAGCCCAACAGCGCAGAAATATCTCTGGCGTGTTTGACTTGAACGCTATGGAGATTTGTGCCAAGATTGGCATCAAGAAAGGCACCAACGGGTATAGCGATCAAAATCAATTGATGGCTGCGTTAACGCCAGATCAAAAGGGGTTCATTGCTACCGCGTCAGCGCCAATGCAATCAACGCCAGCAGCACAAGCAGGATACCAGCAACCACAGGCACCAGCACCTCAAGCTGGAAGTCCCGTGCCAAGCTGGGCGCAGAGGTAGTAGCGGCAAGGCCATTCCGCGCCTGCTACCAAGGATGGGGGGCCTTGGGCCGTGAACCCCCCAACTTTCTTTTAGCGAAGAGGACAATCAAATGATATTACGCCCCTATCAAGAGGTGGCGATTTCAGACGCATTAAATGCGCTGGACACCCACAAAAATACAATCGTAGTTGCTCCCACAGGCGCAGGCAAAACTATTATGTTGTCTGCGCTCATTGGTAAAAGACACCAAGAAGGTAAACGCATTCTTGTGTTGCAGCACCGCGACGAACTTGTAGCGCAAAACCGCGAAAAGTTTCTAAAGGTAAACCCGAACATATCCACCAGTATCGTCAATGGCACGATTAAAAAGTGGGACGGTGATACCATATTCTCAATGGTTCAAACCTTGTCACGTACAAACAATCTGCGCCACAGGCCAAAGTTCGACATGGTTGTTGTAGATGAAAGCCACCATGCAGCCGCTGACACTTACATAAAAATAATTAATGCTGTTAAAGAAGACAATGAACATGTTGAAGTGGTAGGCTTTACAGCCACGCCCAATCGCGGGGATGGTAAAGGTCTGCGCAGTGTATTCAACAACTGCTCACACCAGATAGAATTAGCCACGTTGATACGTGAAGGCTTTCTGGTGCCGCCCAAGGCTTATGTTATCGACGTTGGCGTCAAAGAGGCTCTGGAAGGGGTCACACGGCGCGGTAATGACTTCGACATGGATGAGGTCGAGCAAATAATGAACAAGCGCGTCATTAACGAGCGTGTGGTTTCGGAGTGGCAAGATTATGCAGAAGACCGCAAGACTGTTATATTTTGTTCAACCATACGGCATGCTACCGATCTTTTAGATGTTTTTATTGAAAACGATATAAACGCTGAAATGGTTATCGGAGAAACGCCTAAAGAAGAACGCAAACAAATCCTGCATGACCTTGAGTTCGGTGACGTACAAGTCGTGGTAAACGTAGCGGTCTTGACCGAAGGCTTTGATGCACCGCCTGTATCTTGTGTGATTCTAACCAGACCCTGCTCATTTAAATCAACAATGGTGCAGATGATTGGGCGCGGTCTGCGCATTCTGGACCCAGAGATTTATCCTGACCAGATTAAAAAAGATTGCGTTGTGCTAGACTTCGGCAGAAGCATTCTAACTCATGGTGCGCTAGATGAAGCAGCTAATCTTGATGGTAGACCCAAAGACCCTAACGCAGAAGCGCCAACAAAAGAATGTCCAGAATGCGGATTTCATAGCCCTTTAAGTTCAAAGATATGTTTATCGTGTGGCTATGAGTTTATAGGCGAAGAAAAAACAGAGTTAGTAGAATTTTCGCTAACAGAATACGACCTCATGGAACTATCACCGTTCCTATGGATGGACATATTCGGCAATGGCTCATGCCTCATGGCAATGGGCTTCAATGGCTTTGGCGTAGTCGGCACAGTGGGCGATACATCTATTGGGCTAGTCAAGGCTCAGAACGGACGCAAGGTGCGCTCAGTCGCCATTGGCGGCAAAGTGCAAGCCATGTCAGCCGCAGATGACTTCATGCGTGAAATAGAAGACAGCAGCGGTGCCAACAAATCTAAACGCTGGCTCAATGAGAGGGCCACAGACAAGCAACGCAATGCTTTGCGCAGGGGTGGTGTGCAAGTCAACGAAATGGACTTCTCATGGACAAAATACAAAGCCGCATGCTGGCTAAACTACCTGTGGAACAAAGAACAAATAGATGCAGCCGTGGAAAGAATAGCCGTGAAAGGAATAACTGAATGACGTATGAGTCAAAGCCACTCATAACCCTGCGACAGAAAAATAACTGTCCAGTGGTACACGTTTGGAAAAACGGCAAAGAAGTGGCTAAAATAGAATTAACGCCAAGAGAAACAACTGAATTAATAAAAGGCTTGGCAGAAAGGCTGGAAATAAATGGCACGTATAGAACTTGAACTAACAGCCATAGTTTACGACAACAGCGAGTTTGAATGTGAAGAATACAAGATCGTTGCCTTTGTATCTGATTGGAACGATGGCGAACAAGTTACCAAAGCCGCAGGAAAAGCAGTGCAAGACCACATGGATCACTCAGAAAAATTCTGTATCGGGGGCTGCGCAAAAATATTCGTGGACAAAGAAAAAGTAGCGGATGCTATATTTCAAAACCCGGAAGCAGAAGAGGG